ACGACTCCGCCTTCATCGAATCCCAGGTTCGGAATTCCTCCGCCGCCGCCGACAGCGCCGCCGCCCGACAAACCGATGCCACCCGCCGCCGCGTTGAACAATTTCTGCATGATTATGTTCGTGAGCATCTGCGACGCGACTTTTCGCAGAGACGAAATCATTCCATCCGCAAGCCCCGCGAACGCCTGCGCCATGTTCCGCGATCCAGTGATCCCGGACGAAAAGAAGGAATCGAGCGGTCCGGAGATCGAGCCCTCGAGGCCGGCTTTTATTTTCGCCGCATCTTTCCCCGCCGAATCCGCTTCGACCGCCATCGCATCGACTTGTTTTTGAAAATCCTTCGCGCCCGCGATGTTCGCTTGATTTCCCGTCGCCGTCGCCGCCTTCAACTGTTCCGCAGCGATCGCCTGGAGCGTCGAGAGTTGCGATTTCTGGAGCGCCTCGATCTGTTCGTCCGCCTGAATCTGATAAATCTTTCCCGACTTGACGCGATCCTCGATCACCGCGCGCGCGTCCTCCAGAGTTTTGAAAGCCGCTTCGCCCGCCTTCCGTGAATCTTCGTACGACGCCGCCGCCGTCGTTAGATTGCGATACGCCTGGACCTTCGCCTCGATCGTCGCCGCCGTCTCTCCGGGTTGTGACGTGAGCAGTAGCCGATACTCCGCGACCTTTGCATCCGCCTCGACCTTCGCCGCTTCCGACGTTTTCCCCTGGAGATCGAGAATTGTTTTTTGGAACTCCGCGAGTTTCGTCCGCTGTTCCGCTTCCGCCGTGAACCGCGCCAGGTCCTCCGCCGTCAATTTCGTTTTGTTTGCGATTTCCTTGAGCGCGATTTTCGAATCGAGATCGGCGACCGCCTGCTTCGCCCTCTGTTGCTCCGACAGATTCCGCGCCGCCGCCGCCTGGAATTCCTGTCCGATCAACGTGTCCGATCCGCCCGCCTTCGCCGACTTCGATTTATTCGCCGCCAACTCCGCCGTGGCGCGCGCTTCCGCTTTCATTTCATTCGCGCGCTGCTCGACGAGCGTCGCCAACTCTTCCTTTCCTGCCGCCTCGATCTCCAATCGCCGCCCGTCGAAATAATCCGCCAGCGTGAGGAGTCCCTTGTCGAACTCCGCCTTCGCGCCTTCCTCGCGATTCGCCTGAAATCCTTTCGCGAGCTCGTCTTCCGCCGCGAGCGCTTTGTTCAACGCGGAGACGCGCGCTTTGTACGCAACGTCCTGCTGTTCCTGGGTTTTGATTAGCCCCTTGATCGCTTCCTCATTCGCGACAGGAGCTTCTTTCCCCTTCGCCGCGTCGCGTTGCGCTTTCTGTTTGTCGAGCGCGTCTTTCTGCAGCCGGGTCGTTCCATCCAACTCCGTGCGGATCGCCGTCAACTGGCTATCCACCAGGTCTTGCATAAATTTGTCGGAAGCCGCCTGATTCGCTTTGAAATACGCCGCCGCCTGCGCGGGTCCGACTTTCAAAACGTCAACCGCCGCCTTCGCGATATTTATCGAACCCTCGATCGTGCCCTGGACGATCAATTCGATTCCGCCGAAGACAGACGCCGCCAGGAGCACTAATTCCTTGAGAACTCCGCCCGCCGTCTCGCCGAAATCCCGGAATCCGGACGCGCCGTCCGTCGTTGTGACGCGGAGAATCGCGTTTGCGACATCCGTCAACGATGGAACGATGCCCGCTTCGAACTGCCGGACCATTCCTTCGGACGCCTCGCGCATATCCGCCATGGCCGCGCGCAAGTCTTCGAAATCCTGCGCCGTCTGCGTTCCGACGATGTTTCCGAGTTTCTCCGCTTCCTCCCGCGTTTTCTGGAATCCGTCTCCCGCGAGCGCGTTCATAACGCGGTTTAGATTTCCGGACCCGTCGCCGAGCAGTTTCGTTTCCGCCGTCGTTTTCTGGAAACCGGGAGGCATCTTCCCGATCGCGTCCGTGATCGCCCTGATTTTCTGTTCGGAATTCAGTCCAGCCAGGTCTTTCAAAGACAACCCGGTCAACGCGATCGCCTTCGCCGCTTTCTGATTCCCCTGTTCGAATTGAGTGACGATCGTCGCGAGTTTCGTGATTCCCGCGCTCACTTCATCGAAGGAAACGCCCGCGTCCGTCGCCGCCGACGCGTAAACGGATAACGTCTCCGTCGAAATCCCCGTGACCTGCGACAATTTCAGGATATTCGCGGTTGTGTTGAAAACTTCTTTTCCGAACTCGATAACTTTTTCGACCGCGAGAACGCCGAGCAGTCCTTCGAACGCGCTCGCCATAGAGACAGAGGATTCCGCCGTCTCTTGTTCCTGGGCCTTGAGGGATTGAAGTTGTCCGGTTAGCTGTTTGACCGCCGCCGCGACGCCCTGATCCTCCGCCGTTATTTGAAGTTTGACATCTGGAGCGTCGGCCATTCGATCACCTTAGAATTTTCGGAACGGCTGGAGGTTTTTTCTTGCCTCCTGCTGCGGCCAGGATCGCCCACACGATCATTTCCGTGCGGTAATTCTCCGTCGCGTCTTCCTTCAACGTCGCGACGTACGTGAGAAAAACATCTCGCAAAGGCCAATCGAGAACGGTTTCGATCCGATCCGGATCGAACCGCGCTACTTCCCGGATGATTCCGGAGAACTCGCCGAGGTCGCGACTCCCGCGCTCGTAATAGCGGGGTCCTTTTCGTTCGGGTTCGAAGATTTCGGGGAAGTCGTCGATGATACTTCCCCTGATAGAAAAAAACCGAACACGAATTCCACGATCCCTGTTCGCATCCGGACTTTTTCCTCATTATCCGTAATCTCCGCGAAGATCGCCGCGTTCCGATCCGCCTCGATCCGCGTCCACTTCTTTCCTTTTTCCGTGAGAAGCCCCGCCAGAAGTTGCGACGCCATTCCGGACCGCAGGATCGTCAACAGCAATTCGTGAGCCAGCGCGTCGGACCGTTTTCCGTCCGCGACTTGTTTCAAGAGTCTCGACGCGCCGCAATCATTCAACTGCACGTAGATGTAATCGTTTTGCGCCGCCGTGATCTGTTGCGAGACGTTCGAAAATTCGCGTCCGTCGAGAAGGACCGTATCCGCCATGTGATCCCCCGTTTCTGGAATCCAGAAACGCGGACGCCGGATCGCGTGGGTGGATCAACTTCAAACCCGGCGCCGCGAATCAGGTACAACGCCGAAATCACGGATAGAAAGTGGCGAGATAAAACGGGTCGTTTGGATGATGAACCGTGTCGTCCAGCACGAGCCCTTCAAGCTGCCAATTTCCGTAATCGTCCGCGATAAACTCTTGTGTCCCCGTCGGGTTGAAATTCACTTTCCACACTTCGAGGCCGATCTTCTGTCCGTCCGTCGGATCGGGAGAGAACGTCAACTTCGCCGTGACGCGCGGTACCGTCGCGCCCGACACTGTGTCGAATGTCGAAAGCAACGTGTGGTAATCGAGCGTGAGCGCGTGGGCTTCGTCCACCGCTGATCCATCGGGAATGTAGATCAATCCCTGGACGGGATCGGCGACCTCGAAATCCGTTCCGAGCGCGTACACCGTCGCTCCCAGGGTGCCGCCCTTTAGAACGACGGTCGAAAAACCCGTCGTCGGATCGAGGTTCCGGTTTTGCGTCTGAAAATACCGCCGTTTTTTCGTCGCCGTCGCCGACGCGAGAGGTTCCGCAACGATCGACGCCGCCGAAACCGCGAGCGTTCCTTTCCCGCCGCTCATCATCGCGATCGCCTGGACTTCGGACTTGTAATCCGTCCCGGTGATGTTGATTTTCACTTGCCGCTTTTTGAGCGCCGTCGCGATCAGGGACGCGGACGCGTTCATACTGCTGTACTGTTCCGCGAGATCGTCTTTCGGTTCGATGCCGAACTTAATCGCGTTGCCGATCGGAATCGCCCCCGTGAGATTGCCGTTCACGTCCAGACGATCGAGAAGGATCATCCCTTTTCCGAGCATCGGAACGTTTTGAAGCTGATACTGCAATGCGTTCATGGTGTTTCCTCGCCTTTCCTATGACGTTCGAGAACTCGGATCGATGCGACTCGTCCGATATTTGATCGCAAGATGTGTCGTCGCCGCCGCCAGCGCTGCATCGCCTTCCTTCGAATGCCAGTCCGTTTCCAACTCCTCGACTCCGTTCGCGATCCCGCCGAACGACTCATCCCCGAAAACCTGATACAGCCCCCACGCGATCAACGGATCGAGCGCCTGATCCGGACTCACGCCCGACGATCCCGCCGCGCGAAATTCCAACGCGACAAACATTTCGCGTTCCACGTAGGGCGCTTTGTAAGTCGATCCGACTGGCCTGGGCTTTCCTTCCTTCGCCTCTTTGACTACGATCGCCGGGAGCTCGTCCTGATCGAGCGGGCGCGTCCTTTCGCGGTGGACCGTGAGCCCGCCGGGTTTCGCTGGCGGATTCTTTCCGCCCGCTTCCGCCGCCGCGAGCGCCGCGACAACGGTTTCGATAATCTGTTCTCTGATCGTCGCCAA